TTTCTGATGTTAGATATCTGAGGAAACTATCTGAAGGTGTAGTGATGTTTTCAGTCAGAAACGCTTTAAGATTGTTGAGATATTTCAATTCAGAAGCTGATGAAACAATATTATCAATATCAAAATTCTCTTTGTGGAATTTGATAATCTCAGTAAATTGGTTTTCTTTGATATCGGTCACATCGATTGTTAAAAATGGAGTTGTGTCCATTTTATTTGGTTCATCTAAATCAGTAAAGAATTTATATTCTCTACCATTTGTTAAGATACCGAATTTTGATTTAGTAGTTACGAAATATCTGAATAGTTGAGAGTCGTGCTTAGTAAGGTTTTCTGTAATTGATTTACATTCAATCAGAATTTGTGGTTCGCCATCCAAAATGATTGCATAGTCCACTTTTTCGCCTTTTTTAATGCCTACATCAGCAGTAAACTCTGGGACAAACTCAAGAGGGTTGAAGATGTCATAACCAAGCGCTTGAAAGAAAGGCATAATGAAGGCGTTTTTGGTTTGCTCTTCATTCGTAATGCTTTGGCTGAGTTCTGCTACACGTTTGCCGACTTGTTTTAAATCGGCTTTTACTTTATCAATTTCCATATTGATACTCCTTTTTTAATTTACTAATGCTAAATATTCTTCCTTGACCATGATTTCATTTGTCATGGTTTTGAGGTTGTATTTCTCCATGAAATGAAGGTAGTTGAAATTAGTGAAGTCATCCATTGTTTCAAGTTCTTCTTTTAGCAGGTAGTGTATCATGTTTCTATCTGCTTGAAGTTCGTATTCTTCTCGTCTTCGTTTGTACTGCTCTGGGTCGTGCTCTCTGTGTCCTATCTCGTGATAGATAACTTTCTTTTTCTCAATATCAT